AAAGCCAAAATTATCCAGAGTTGGGGTGGCCTGTGAGATTGATGATAATGAAGCGCGTGCAGTTCAGCGTTTAATTTTGGATATGCAGGGCCAGAGTGAAATCATGGATGAGTGGATGGATGCAATTATTTGTCGGTACTTCTATGGGAATTCATGGTCACAGATGTGCAATGAAAGCCGTACAGGTGTTGATGCAAAGTTTGATGTGAAATGTGGTCTAGCTGCATTACATTGTCGGTATGGATTTATTGCATACGAAAAGCGAATAGCATTTGACCTTGATCAAGGCATCTGTTAAATTCGTGTTATAGTGGCGCGAAGTTTAAGTAAGTCGCACTACTGATAGAAGGCTCATCGAAAGGTGGGCTTTTTTATTGCCCTGAGAAATGTTGGTGTAAGCAAGATCAGGGCACCAGATTCTAATTAGATGAAATTACACCAAATTAAAATACTTGATCATTGCTTGATTAACCAGGAAGGAATCTTGCTTAGTTCGACAAAGTTAATGACATTATTTCAGCAATAAATATCATAAATTTATGTTTTATAAGTGAAAATAACTGATATTTCTTGCGACATGATTGCTTGATTGTCCAGGAGTAAATCATGCTTAGATTACTGATGTGCTTATTCGGCCTACACGGTGCGACTGAGATCGATTACACGATTGATGATGAAGAAATCAAGGTGTGTCGGGATTGTTTGAAAGAAATTGAATAACAATCACTCAAGCAAAGAGCTGTTTCATAAAGCTGTAATATTTAAGCAATATAGTTGCTCTGCAAAAGAAGAAAGACGTTGTGACGCAAGTCAAGCCCGTTTAATTGGAGAGAGTTAAACGGGTTTTTTATTGAAATATATTGCTATTTTCCTTTTGTCGAACGTATTACGACTCAAACCCCGTCATTAATTTGTCGGGGTTTTTCTTTTCTTATTGGTGATTACATGACAGACAAAGTACAAGCTAAACAAGACTTAGAATTTTGCAGTACTGAGCTGTCTAAGTATCAGAATCTCAGCAGATCTGGATTGACGCGTCATCAAATGATAGTAATCGATGAAATTATAATTAAGCTGAAAGAACGCATTAATAATTTACGGTTCACTTTGTATGGATGAAAAGGCTTATAAACTTTTCACCCAAAAAATCCCGCCAAAAAAGAAATCGCGTGTCAGACCCCTACCCAAAGCTGGTGAAAAATACTTAGAAGCATTCGATCGATTAAAAGAAATCTTGGATCGGATGGAAATCAAATACGAAGAATATTTTCACTTTAAAAGTACGAAGCACTGGCGTTTTGATTTACACCTGGTTGGCTATCTCACATTAATTGAAATTGCTGGTGGGCCTTGGTCTGGTGGTCGAAAAGGTAAGTTGGCCACAAAAGCTTGGAGTATGGATCGCTATGACCATGCTGAAGAAATGGGTTACCGCTATCAGCGTTTTGAAGTCTCAGATATCAACATGGGCCGGACTACGGCGTGGCTTAGAAATTTAAAGGCATCTTATGGAACAGTTCAGACCATTCCCACCGACGGATCTGATTGATCAGGCTGAGGAAGAGGAAGCGATTCGCTTGGCACCGGCACCAGAGCTTAAAGAATGGGTCTTTAAAAATTGGCTTACTCTCGGCGGTGAACTACATAACCCGGATCATGACCATATTGCTGAGCTGCTGCACGATAATGAAGAGTTTCTTGCATTTGCCTGGGCATCATCTGCCGCCGTAGCGAAAAAACGTATGGTACTAGGCCAATGTGAAAAAGTGATGTTTAACGTGGGCGGCTGGAAGAAAGCACGCCAGGAACAACAGATGCGGGATTGGTTTGGTTTTGTACCTCAATATCTGATTACGGTTGATGCTGCATTTTGTGAACAGGCCTCAGATCGGGAGTTCTGTCGACTGATAGAACATGAGCTGTATCACATTGGTGTAGAGCGTGATGAAGATGGTGAAATCATTTACAGCGATGTGACTGGCTTACCTAAGCATTATCTGGCTAGCCATGATGTTGAAGTGTTCTTTGGTGAAACAAAACGATGGGGTGCTGATGAGTCTGTTAAAAGACTTCTAGAAATTGCCAAGAATGCGCCGTTTGTATCTGAAACGAATATTGCAGCATGTTGTGGGAACTGTGTGATTAATTAAAATGGGATCAGATTTTAGCTTTACTTTATTTCATTTTTTTGTAGATTTGATCTAAAGGAGGGCGCGTATGGCTACATATAAACAAATTCAAGAATTCCTTACTGAAAAACATGGGCGTACTTTTAAAAGTTGCTGGATAGCAGATATTAAAAATCAGCATGGTTTAACTAAAAGGCAAGCACCTAATAGGTATGATCCAGATAACCGTGTTCATCCTTGTCCTGAAGAACATAAGGGTAAGGTTGAAGAAGCATTGAGGCATTTTGAAATGATTTAAAAAAGCTCCCCGATTAAAGGGGACTTTTTTTGCCTACTTTGCATGACGTAGCATGACAAAAGGGGGATTTATGGCAGCACTTAAAGAGCCTGTAAAAATATTTATCGTTCAAGCTCTTGCATGCCGTGATACCCCTCAAGAAGTTGCGGAGTTGGTCAAGCAAGAGTTCAATATTGAAATTGATCGCCGTCAGTGTGAAAACTATGACCCGACTAAATATGCAGGTCGCAATCTCGGGAAAAAACTTGCAGATCTATTCAACCAGACTCGTAAGAAATTTGATGAAGGTTTGATAGATATTCCAATTGCTAGTAAGTATTACCGGCTTAAGCAATATCAGAAGCAACTTGAAAAAACCAAGAATGCAAAATTAGCACTCAAGATTCTTGAACAGGCTGCTAAAGATGTAGGTGGTCAATTCACTAACCGACAAGAAATTACCGGTAAGGACGGCGAAGCATTACAAACAACAGTTGTGCACGCTACCCAAGACCAAGTTGAAGCTGCTGTAAAGAAGGCCCAAGAGGAATACTAAATGGATCTGCAAACACAGGTTGAAAAGAAGCTGTGTGAAGATGAGCATTTATATTTCACCCGGCGATTCTTTAAACCCCGTATGGGTTTTAAATTTACTGTGAACTGGCACCATGTTTATATCTCTTGGATCATTGATCAGGTGATAGCTGGTGAGATTGCGAACGTAGTTATCAATGTTCCACCAGGGGCCGGAAAAACTGAACTGACCACCAACTTAATTCCACGTGGCTTAGCTTTAAATGCTCGATCACGGTTTCTGTATTTGTCCTTTTCCCAATCACTGGTAGAAGGTGTGTCTGATACGGCGCGTGACATTGTGAAGTCTAAAGACTACCGCCAGATGTGGGATTTAACCGTATCGAACAGTACCGACTCTAAGAAAGAATGGAAGATTACGGTTGAGGACTACGACGTTGGCCATGTGTATGTGGCTTCCATGGGTGGACAGGTAACGGGACGGCGGGCAGGGACGCTGGCAGATGATGGATTTACTGGCTGTATCATCATTGATGACCCGTTAAAGCCTGAAGATGCTTTCAGTAAGATCAAGCGGGATGCTGCGAATCGTAAGCTACTGAACACGGTGAACTCCCGTAAAGCTAAGTCTGATACACCGATCATCATGATCATGCAGCGTCTTCACACTGAGGATCCAACTAACTTTGTCATGACGGGAAATCTACCAGGTGAATGGAGCCAAGTATCTATTCCGGCACTGATTGATGATAAGTACATTGCAACACTGCCAGAGCATATTCAAAAGCTGGTACCGCAAGATGCTGAGCGTGATGAGCAGGGTCGCCAAAGTTACTGGCCAAAGAAAGAATCATTGCAATCCTTACTGCAGCTTGAAAAGGGTGGTAAGGATAAAGAGGGCGCGACGGTATCACGCTATACATTCTCAAGTCAGTACATGCAGCAGCCTAAAAAGCTGGGTGGTGATTTGATTAAGTCTGAATGGTTTGGATTCTATAAAGAGCACCCAGAGCTTCAGTGGCGCGCCGTCCTTGTCGATACAGCGCAGAAAACCAAAGAGCACAATGACTACTCTGTATTCCTGCTGGTGGGCATGGGGATAGATGGAAAGCTGTACTTGCTTGACCTCTTACGTGGCAAATGGGAAGCACCGGAACTAAACCGCCAGGCTAAGGCATTTCTGGATAAGCACAAAGAATACACCTGGCATACCAAGCCTATTCGCTACATGAAAGTAGAGGATAAGGCATCTGGTACCCAACTGATCCAAACACTCGGTACTTACTCTGGTGTTGCTGTGATTCCCGTCCAGCGT